GCTGGATCAGTATTGACTGAACAGGATTTAACTAACACGATCAATGAGACTATATTAAGAATCAATAAGATGGGCCGTGGCACCACACCTGCAGGCGGTTTATCTGGCGGCACCTAATGGCTGTACCAACAATCAATGCGGTAATTAACTTCTCTACTGGCCCTAGTTTTGCCCAAGCTATGATTTTAGGCACTGGCATATTAGACACAAACATATTAGGAGATTCTGCAGCTCTTATTGTTGATGTATCAGATCAGATTAACTACATACAAACTAGCCGAGGCCGCAATGCTTTAGTGGATCAATTTCAAACAGGGCAATTAACATTACGCATAGTAGATCAAAACGGAGATTTCAACCCGACAAATCCTTCAGGGCCATATTATGAATTGCTGACACCAATGAAGAAGGTGCAAATTTCGGCTACTTATGGAGCTAATACTTATTCTCTATTTTCTGGCTTTATTACAAGCTACGTAAACACTCAGCCTAAAGATGCAACAGAGGTTGCCTATACAACGATACAAGCTGTAGATGCTTTTAGACTTGCTCAAAACGCTCAGGTATCAACAGTTACAGGTGCTAGCGATGGCAATTTATCAGGCACAAGAATTAACCAGATATTAGATGAAATTGACTGGCCAGCAACCATGCGTGATGTTGATGCTGGACTTACCACATTACAGGCAGATCCTGGCACACCACGTACTTCTCTAAGTGCTATGCAGACTGTCGCCGACAGTGAATATGGGGCGCTATATGTAAACACCGATGGAGAGTTTGTATTCCAAGATAGAGCTGTAACTGCAGGATCAATCGGTGGCACAGTAACTACCTTCAATGATGATGGCACAGGCATTTCATACGCCAATGCTATGTGGAAACTAGATGACAACTTAATCTTTAATTCAGCTCAGGTAAGCCGCACAGGTGGATCACCACAGACTGCTATAAACCAAGACTCTATAGACAAGTATTTTATACACAGCTATAACCTGCAGGATCTACTAATGCAGAGCGATGCAGAGGCACTAGAATATGCACAGGCTTACGTTGCTAGTAGAGCCGAAACACAAGTACGATGCGATGGCATAGAGCTAGATTTATACACGCCTAACTACAACTCAGGCATACTTGCAGCCCTAGAGCTTGACTTCTTTGACCCTATACAGGTCGTAACTACACAGCCTGGTGGCTCTACCCTAGACAGAACTTTACAAATCTTTGGCGTATCTAACACCATTACACCTAACAGCTTCAAGGTTTTCTTTACAACCCTAGAGCCAGTTATAGATGCGCTAATTCTAAATAACAATATCTACGGCACTTTAGACTATAATGTGCTTAGTTACTAAGGAGAATAATGGCTAAACAAACCTTTACCACTGGGCAGGTACTTACTGCCGCACAGATGACAAGTCTGCAACAGACTGCTATGGGCGGTGGATCAGCTACGGCTAAGACTGCTAGTTATGTATTAGTAGCTGCAGATGCAGGTGCAACTGTAATTATGAACAGCGCAAGTGCTACAACGATTACAGTAAATACAAATTTATTTTCTGCTGGTGATACAGTGTTTATTCAAAACATAGGCGCAGGTATATCTACTATCACTGCTGGCACTGCAACAGTAAGCACAGCATCATCTTTGGCTTTAGCGCAATATGCTAGTGGTACTTTATATTTTACTGCTGCTGGTGTATCTATATTTTCTAAAGCAGATGGCGCTGCTGCTGGTGGCGGTGGTAAAGTATTGCAGGTTGTAAGTGCAACTAACAGCACTAATTTTTCAACTACTAGCACCACGCCACAGGCTACTGGCTTAACTGTTTCAATAACCCCAACTTCAGCCACATCCACAATTTTAGTTTTACTTTCACAGGCTTTTCAAGCATATAATAGTGGAAACGCTGCACTTGGTTTAGTTTCTTTATTAAGAGGTTCAACAATTATTGTTGATAATGTGCCTAACGCATATATAAATTGGCGTTCTATTGGTGCAACTGATGTGGTTGGCACTTGTAGTTATGTAATAAATTATGTAGATTCTCCTGCAACAACTAGCAGCACAACTTATACCACTAAAATTGCTACAAACAATGCTAGTACAGGAACAGTTTACGCCCAACCGAGCGGATTAGTTTCATCAATCGTCTTAATGGAAATAGGTGCATAATGGATTATTTGAATTTAGCAATTAGAAAATTAAAGCCAAATGCTGAGTGGTCAATTACTAATAATGATTACAGCACAACTGTTTGGCATGTTTTAGATGGTGAAGCACCAACAGCAAAACAAATTGAGGACACTATCAAACAAATTAAGGCAGATGAAATTACTACTGTTGAAGCGAAGGCAGCGGCAAAGGCAGCGGCACAATCTAAACTTGCAGCACTTGGTTTAACTGTTGAGGATTTAACCGCTCTAGGTTTGTAATGCAACCTAAATTATGTGCAGCTGGTGTGCAGTTAAGAGATCAAATTGATACGTGGTTTCCAGATAGGCGTACTGCCAGTGATGGGTGGTTGGGCGATAGCCGTCACTCCGCCAGAAAATCGGATCATAATCCAGACGGGATCTGGGTTAGAGCAGTTGATATTGATTCTCGGTTGGAGTCATCCGACAGCCTCGCACCTTATCTGGCTGACCAACTCAGAATCGCAGCCAAACAAGATAAACGCATATCATACGTCATCTATAATGGGCGAATATGCTCGAAGATATTAAATTGGAAATGGCGTAATTACAAAGGCATTAACCCGCACAAGCGTCATATCCATATTAGCTTTACAACAGTAGGCGACCTAGACAATAGGCCGTTTGATATACCACTAATCGGAGGCAATATATGAAGATAAGCAAGAAGCAAAAAGCAATACTAAAATCATACTTTCGGGGTGTGCTTGTCTCTTTACTAACATTTTTAGCAAGTAATGAATTGGGATTAGATCCTGCAGTGTCTGTAATTGTTGCAGCGCTAGCAGGTCCAGCAGTTAGGGCTCTAGATAAATCCGACAGTGCTTATGGCATCGGTGCAGATGAAGCATGACACCTACAGAGTGGGCTGGCTTTGGCGCTGGCGTTATGGCCGTGCTATCAGGCGGGCTAGTAGGATTACGTTTTCTAGTTAGAGGCTGGCTTAACGAGTTACGCCCTAATTCTGGCAGCTCAATAAAAGACGCTGTTAATCGAATAGACGAAAGAAGTTTACGATTAGAAAAGCGTGTCGATGATCTCTTCGTCTTAATTAGTAAGTCATAATTTTAATATGGCTACTAAACGCAAACCTAAGAAGAAGATAGCACGTAGGCGCAGGACTACTAAAGAACCTGTACTTACAAAGCTAGACTTCTGGGCTATAGCTGCTAATGAGGTTTATATGGCCTGCCGTAAATCTGGAATGGATGAAGGCACAGCTCTAGCGTTTGCTATGGATAGATCAAGTTATCCAGACTGGATCATAGACACTAAAGATCCTATGACAAACCCACTTGATGACTTTGAAGAGGATGAAGATTAAGCCATCTAGATACTTAGTTATCTCAGATTTGCAGGTGCCCTTTCATCATGTGGCAGCTGTAAAGAATATAATTAAATTAGCACGTAGGGAGAAGTTTGATTCTGTATTGGTGGTCGGGGATGAGATTGATTTTCAAACTATTAGTCGATGGAGTGAAAACACACCTTTGGCTTACGAGCAAACTATTCATGCTGATCGTGAACTTACTAAGGAAATACTTTGGGATCTCAGCGAGTACAGCAGCCAATGTATTATTCAGCGCAGTAATCATACTGATCGCTTATATAACACTTTATTAAAAGTACCTGGCTTAATTAGTTTGCCAGAGCTGCAATACCCTAAATTCATGGGGTTTGCTGAAATGGGCATGACCTACAGTAAAGAGCCTTATCAAATACCTGGCACAAATTGGTTTATGGCGCATGGCGATGAAGGCAATATTAGCCAACATGCGGGCATTACAGCAATTAACCTTAGTAAAAAATGGGGCGTTTCAACCATTATTGGGCACACGCACAGGCTGGGCATGAGTAGTATCTCAGAGGCCGTAGGAAGCCGATACAGGGCTTTACATGGCATAGAGGTAGGTAATCTTATGGATAGAAAAAAAGCCTCTTATTTAAAGCATTCTAGCGCAAATTGGCAGAATGGCGTGGTACTGTTAGAGGTGGTAAAAAAGACAGTAACACCCACGTTGGTGCCGATTGATCCTAAGGATGGCTCATTTACAGCATTGGGCAGGTATTACGGGTAATATCGTTACCTAATCGTTATACAAATACGCCCCAAAATCATCCACAAAGTCATACACAGGTGCGACACTATTGCCATGCCACGAAACGCAGTAGTGGTATAGACGGGCTACAAATGAAAATACAGATTGACTTAAAAGCAGCTGATTTTGAACAGCTGTGGATCAACTCAATGGAATGGAAAGGTCAAGATTGGGAAAAGCAGTTAGAACGCTTTGAACCTGCACCATTGTTTAGTTGGCAGTTTGCCTATTGGTTCGACAATTACGCTGCTTTAAAATTGGCAGAGGGTTTTATCAATATATTAGGTAAGAATTACTCTGTACACAGCGATGAAAACACAGGCGATTGGGTTTTACTTACTAATTACGCTAGCCCATGCCACTTACGCAAAACTTTGGTGAACGCATGAATCCAATAGAAGAATTGAAGAATTTAGGTTATATGTGGATGTATTCAATAGTGGTTATTATAGCTGTTGCTTGGATTATCTACGAAATTAAAGACACTGCATTTCAGAATGGTTATTGGAAAGGCCGTGCGCAGGGCTGGGAATCACATCGCAGGTTAATGAATACAAAGACAAAGTCAGATGAGGTATTTGACTATGACAAGAACTGAAAAGCTCTTTGCAGATGTTATCAAAACTCTCCACAGTAGAGGCGCTCATTATGGCCACCCAATCGGGAACCATAAAAGAATTGCCGAACTCTGGTCAGCTTACCATGGCTATCCAATTCAACCGAATGAAGTTGCGATATGTATGTGCCTGGTCAAAATCAGCAGACAAGCTGAAGATCCACGAGTCGATGACAATTACACCGATGCGCTTGGATACATGGCTATTGCAAAAACAATAACCGAAGCGATGCAAGATGAGGATGGAGTGTGGAAAGATGGCGTTTGATTTGAGTGATTACACCACTGTCCAAGAACGTTCAAATATATTTTGGGAAAGGTATCCGAATGGAGCAGTACGAACAAAGATTGTCTCGGAGTCAGACACTAGAGTCATTGTGGTATGTGAATTATTTAGGGACTCAGCTGATGAAAGACCATTCGCAACAGGTGAAGCGAAAGAGGTCATATCCGATCGTGGCGTTAATAGGGATTTTGCACTTGAAAATTGTGCGACTTCGGCTCGAGGCGTTGCTTTTAAAGTGGCTAATATCGGTACTGAAAAGAATGGACCAAGTCGAGAAGAAATGGCTAGGGTAAATGCAAAAGAATCAGAACCATTTAAACCTAAATATGGCCGACCAGGATCTAAGTCGGCTGCGATGGAGTATGCGTTACATATTGTGGACACACAATCTAAAGATAATACTAACGAGCCTAAGCCTGTTGCTTGGACTGTTGGGGAAAGCATTACTCAAATTGCTGAAGTTCTTGATGTTAGTTTTGTTTGCAGGCATGGTGATATGGTAAAAAAAGAAGGCATCGCTAAAGCTACAAACAAACCATACGCAGGATATGTATGCAGCGCCCCTAAGCCAGATCAATGTGATGCTAAATGGGCAAGACTTACAGCTGCAGGCACTTGGTTTTGGCCCGATGATTTAGAGTCAGGCAAAGGGGGTGAGTAAATGGGATATGTAGAGATTCTTAGAGGCGGACCTTACCTGGAGCGCATTGAGAACGACCAGGTAAAGTTTGTACCATCTAGTGATGTTTGTGTAGCTTGTAATGATGACAGGCTGATACATTCTGGTAATTTCTTAGTTTGTACTCAGTGCCACTGTAGGCAATAAAGATATTACCATGATGCACCCACAATTTAAATGCAATGGCTGTAAACGCAAGACCGAGTTTCTTTGGCTCGATCAGCTAGATATGCCTGATGGATTTAAGGCGTATCAGTGTATGGATTGTGGATGTGTTGGTGTTAAGAATATAGCCGAGGCTTTGCATATACCAGATTCGGATATATGTAGATGCGATAAGTGTGGTGGATGGATGTTTAAAGCCGTGGACTGCCACACTTGTCAGTTGCTAAGGAGTAAATAATGCCTACTTATGAATACAGTTGTAATGAATGCGGCACTTATGGATCAGTGCATAAATCTTATGACGATGAAGTTGGGCCTATGTCTTGCCCTAAATGTAATTTACAAATGTCAAGAATATATAGCGCACCTGGTCTTGTGTTCAAAGGTGGCGGATGGGGTAAAAATGCCTGAAGCTACAGCTGCAGATTGGGCTAAACAAAACGCATTACGTAAGCAGTGGCTTATTGATAATCCAGATGCACAATACATGGGTTGGATGTCAATTTAATGTCTGGCTGGGATGAGACTTGGATAGATACAGATGATTTACGTATTGTGACTTGCCGTCTGACCTGCGGTTATGCTGATTGATTTGACAGGGCATGCTACCCTAAACAAGCATGTGATCTTAAATCACAAAGCTGAGCCGCCAACGGCTGGGCTCGGAAGGTGCAGAGTTTGGCTCACTCTATTGTTAATTGCATTTAACTTTATCTTTGTAAAAGATTATTCTGTTGCAGCTGATAATTACAAACCTATACATTACAAGCAATACATACTCATACAATTAAATGATATTGAAGAAGCCTATTGCCTGGTAGAGCTGTACTCTAAAGAGAATAGTAAGTGGGATCCTAAAGCTCGTAATGGTTCTCATATAGGTATTCCACAAGGTAGGTCTAAGTATCTTGCAACTGTGAATGGTGTTAAACAAATAGACTGGGGTATTAAGTACATCAACAATAGATATGGGTCTATGTGTAAAGCATTAGAACATTACAAACTTAAAGGATGGCATTGAGTAATAAAGCGATAGGCAGTGGTAAGTGGAAGAAGCTACGCATTACCATATTAGATCGTGATGGCTGGCAGTGTGCATCATGTGGCAGGCCAGCACACACAGTAGATCACATCATTCCACGTGTTAAGGGTGGCGATATGTGGAGCCCAGATAATTTACAATCTATGTGCAAATCATGTAACAGCGCTAAAGGTGGCCGTTTTTTTAGC